CCAGCGCGTGTCGTTCTAAAAAGCCCCTGTCTTTCCCGATTGGCAAGCTCTCTCAGTGATTCTCCCGGCATAAGGGCAGCAACCCCCTTTTTCAACCGCCTATCCGCAGCCTGTGACTGTCGTGGCTCTTCTTGCAGAAACTTTTGTATCTGTGTATTTAGTATTGGTGACTTTTGCCTTACGCTAGTTTGTCCCATTAATTTTTCAAGGGCAATAGGCAAATTAGATGCAAACTTCTGCACTGAAGCAGAGGGCGACTTCTGATACTTCCGCATCGCTTGTTCTAATACTTTGTAATCCATATCAGAAATTTTAGGCATTAGGAGTTACATCCTTCATTTCTTTCTTAGCAGGTAGCATAACCACACCATGAATAACTTCCGCTTGAATAGCAATATCCTGTTTCTTACCGATTCCTACCCGGTCGAGAATTTCATTAGCTGCTTTTAATCGAATTTCCATATGGTTCGCACGAATGTCACCATCCATGTCTAGACCTTCTACAAGACGGTTCGCCGCTTTTACACTAGAAGAAGCGAGCATAATCCTTGTTCTATCTATAATCTCATCTTTTAAACTGCTTATTAACCAGCCTTTAGAACTATGTTTATAGCCAGCTTCGTCTATTGCTTCTAGAACATGCCCACCATTATTCATAAGAGAATTTAAGAATTTAGTTTGCTTATCTGTGTATTCTCTTTTAGCTGGTAAAGACATTAGGCTATTCCTGTATAGAACACATGATTTTCAATTATAACTTCCGGCTCTTCCCCTGCTGACCATGCAGGTTGTAAATCTTTTACATGGTAATGTGTAGATCCATTTGTATTATCTTCAAGCCCACCTGCTAAACATCTTGAAGCAATTGCAATACAAATCAAATAACCTGTATTATCTAAGGTTAATTTTTCTAACTTTTCTTTATTCGGATCGTTTTCATTCCAGCAAGAAAACTGATATCTTTTTCTACAGACTTTTTCTATAGTATTGCCCCACCAGCCGCCCTTTTTTACCCGGTTTAAAATGACATGGCAGACTGCTTGCTTACCTAAATTAGATTCACCCCTGGCTTCGCCATACATAGTTTTTGCAAGTGTAAATAGTTCTTTTTCTTTCATTAGCTTTTTACAGGCCGCACACTACCACCCCTCGCATAAGTTTTAACTCTAGGATTTGGTTTAACAACCGCTGCATAATCATGTAAGTACCGTATGTTTTTAACATCGGTCATTTCTTTTCTGCCGGTAGTTCTAGCGATACGGTTTTTTTCCTGTTGTAGTTTACTTATTTTTTTTAGCATATTTTATCATTCTCAACCGCTTTATCATTCTTTTAGCATTTTCTACAGTTTTAGCCGTGGCTTTTTTAATCCACTTACCTTTGGAGTTTTTTCTATATATGACCTTACCTACACGTTTGTAAGGCACAGCTAGTCATCTTTTTTCCTGCGACATTCACAAGGGTCACATTTGCAGTTTTCACATTTACATTCGCCGCAACTCATAATTATTTTCCCTTTTTTCTATTGTATCTATCGTACCAAACTTTACTAGCTTGTCTTAGTTGAGTATTGATAGTTCTTATTAGTTCTAGCTCTTCGTTTACTATTTTGCTGTAGCCAGAACGTATATCTTCATCTATTTCTGTAGATAAACTTTCTACTATTTCTTGTACTCTATCTATATGTCCGCAAGAGTCAGGTGGTATATTTGGTTTTTCTAACTTTCTGGGCATCTTAGTATTTAGCAGATCTTACACCACCGCCTTTTGCGTAGTTTTTCTTAGTTCTGCTTACTTTTTTCCTGGTTCTACCCCCTTTTTTAGCTCCGATTTTCTTGAGGGGATCTTCTACAGTAACAGTTGGTCCGGCAGATGTGAAAATTTTATTAACATTAGCCAAAAACTCGGGGTCCATAATATTCATAGCAGCAGAAGCTATCGTACCAAAAGGGGCTGGTGCTAATCCAACGGCAGTTTTCATAAATTGTCCGACTATTGGATTAGCAGCTATTGATCTATCATGTTTGGGTGTATTATCATCCTGATGTGCAGCTAAACCATCAAAAGTAGCAAGAGATCCGCCATACTTGCCTTGTTGATCTATATCTCTAAAGCCTTCCCGCCTTGCAAACCCAAGTTCCTCAGCCATAGTATATCCAAAAGCATTTTTCTTTGTAGTAAAACCTTTAGGATCATTAAGCGCATTTTGAACAGTTCTAGGAGTTAGATCTGCTCTTTTTTCCGGCGTATCGCCCACTATATCCAATACTTGATGTTGTAAAACCTTTTCCTGAGATAAGCCTTCTATAGCACCTCCTTTTGGACCTGCCCCTTGACTAGAAGTGGTGCCTATCGGTGCGTCTCTGCTTGTTCCACTGAAAGCACCAACAGCTTTAGGAGAAAAAGATGGTGCGCCACCCTTACTTGCACCCTTACTTACGCTTCTACCTGTTCCACTAAATCCTTTTCCAAATGTAGGCACTATTCTAATCCTTTATAAACATAATTTTAGTAACTGGCTGTCCTTACACCACCACCCTTTGAATAGTTTTTCTTACTAGCCCCAGGTACACCACGTTTTCTACCAGCTTCAGTAGGTTTAAAACCTGCAGCTTCTATTTCTCTAAGCTTTTTAAGTTCATCTGGTTCACCGGCAGGAGAAGGATCAAATAGATAAGATAGTGTTCCAACTATTGGTCCACCGATAAGGCGTGTTAGCCATTTTATTGAAGCTGAACTTAATCCCTGTGTTCCTTTAGTAATAAGTTTTTGATATTCTTTGGCTTCCATACCCCTTTTAATTTTTTCTATTTTTTGTGCCTTTGAAAGAGATTCAAACACTTGCTTATACGCATTAGCTTTATTAACCTGTGTCTGTTTAGCAATTTTTCCTTTAATTCTATCCCAGTAAGCGTTATTTGCTTTAGCTAATCTATCATCTATTACTTTTTGTTCTGCTTTAGATAGTTTATTATACCGTTCAACAGCCTGTCTTATAGTTTCTCCTTTTTTTACTAGCTGTCTTACTACCGGGGGATCTTTTTTTAAATCGGCCATTTTAAAAAATCCTAATAACTAGCGGGTCTTACACCACCACCCTTTGAATAGTTTTTGTTCTTGATCTTTCCACCCTTCTTCTTACCAGTCCTCAACTCACGCTTCAGGCGGATCATCCGAGCATCTTCCTCTTGAAATTGTTTATTAAATTCTTCCATAGAAATACCCTGTCTTTTTAAAGCTTTTTTAAGCCCTTCTTCTACTCTTGGTTCCATTGGACGTAGTTTCTTTTTCTTTTTGCCAGGATAATCTGGAATATTACCTATCTTAGTACCAAGACCTAATGCAGTTCTAGATTCTTCATCCCCCCACAGAGCAGCTCTTTCAGCTTGAGTTAATTTATTCATCTGTTTTTTAAGAGTAGGATACTTTATTGAAAGTCTTTTTTCGTAATCGCTGCTAGATTCATCTTCTCTCCGAGGACTTTCCTTTAGAGAATCCATCATTCTAGCTTTTAAACTTTTTAAATCGGCCATTTTAAAACTCCTAATAACTAGTAAAAAAGAAAAATCGGGGGAAGTTAGCTTAAAAAAAAGCTAAACCCGGGAAACCAGTCTTACGAATTGCTGGTTTTAAACTTCCCCCGATACTATAAAGTGAGACTAGTTCTGTCTAAACTCTTTTTAAAAAATAAAGTTGCAGTCTTTTGACATTTGTAGCCTCTGTATACTATTATACACCATATATGGGTTTTGTCAAGTAAAAACTTCTATTTTTTTAAAAAAAAATTATAAAAATAACTGTAAATTAGTAAGAAAAAATGGTTCTAAAAGAGTGTTTATTTACAAAGGTTTATAAAAAAGATTATTTTTTACTTGACAAAACCCGTATTTAGCTGTATAATAGTATTAACGTGGGTAGGTTAATATATACCCCCTTCTTTATTTAAAATGTAACTCTCTAACTATAGCTATCTATAGCTAGAACAGATTCCCCCTGCTAACTAAGATTTAAATAGGTTCTAAAACAGCCCCAGGTAGCTCAGTAGTAGCTAGCTGGGTTTTTTATGACCCTCTATACCCTCAGTTCTTTATGCTCTTCTGTGGGTCTATCTATAGCCAGAACAAAAAAAGGTTTAAAAAAATAAATTTAAGATGGGCTGTGTATATACATATGGGAGGGGGGGTAGTGGCCCATGCGTGGAGTACGCATAATATATAATGTGAACAATCTACAACCTAACGTGACCGGGGGTTTTCTAGATCGGGTGAATTCCGGCTAAAATCAGAGCCTATTGCCAGCCTGATTGAGCTTTAAGGAAGCTTTCGCGTGTAGGCGCAGGCACACGGGCGGAACTATATCAACAAATTGGTTTAAACTTAGCCCTGGACAGGGGCCAGAGCTGCTTTACCAGTCCACCAGCTTCAAACTAGTCTAACCGGTACAGATATGTATCTATTTATCGTCAAGCGCTTCCAGCCGTGAACCAGACCCTAGCAAACCCTCTTCTAGCAATCGGTCAGCCCGATCCTTGAACAGGTTCGCTAGAACTTGAAGCTCGTTCGCTATATCTACCGGGTCGCGCTTTAGAGCAGCCCGGATGATATCTTTACTGAATTGGCTAGTGCTTGGATCATTTAGTAGATCGGCGATCTTTTCCCCGTCGGATGACCGGTACAAGAACCCTATGTTGAGCCTGCTATTTTGAATGATGATCATCATCCAATCCCCCCGAATTTAGGTGAAAACATCAGCCAGAGCGCAAACCCGAGCAAAGCCAGGGCTAGAACCAATTCGATCTCCCCCCAAGCAGGGAATAAATCAAGCCTGTCTAAAGCTAGAACTAAATCGATCATCTTTTTTTCTCCTCTTCTCTGTGCAGTCAGTATCTTCCAGGCTCAAGCCGATTACAAGAGATAAAAAAGACCCTGCCCCTTGATTGCAGGGGCAGGGCCAGTTGCCCTCTAGCCTCAGCTAGAAGGTAGGGAGAAGGGCAGGGCTAGGCTGCTCGAATTGCTGATTGTATATCCCATTTAGGGAAATCAGGATACTTTGCCTTTAGCCCAGCAAGCGAGCGGGGGTTAGCCCTGTCGATTTCAAACCAAATTGCAATTAGCTGATCAGCCCGTGACTTGTATAATTCCTCACGTTTTAATTTATTATTGAGCCGTGCCTCTAAGCCCATCAGGTCTAATGCCAAGTGTATCCGGAGCAAATATTTAGCAATCGTAACAGGGTAGGGTAAATTCTGACCCTCGTTTGTGTCTGTTATTTCGAGAGTTGCAGCTTTTGCAATGGCACGCCAGTTTTTCCCTTTGTCTTTTGCGCCTGTACGAGGCGTTTTATCTCTGAGTGTTTCGTCTGGTACTGCGCATTCCACTTTGATATTCAAAATGCGAAGACACCAATCCTTGCGCCTGTTCTTCTTCTCCGGAGTGTTCTGCGGGTTGCTCTGAATAGTCTTCTGCACTACAGGCTGTTGAACCATTGCCCCAAGGCTAAACTGGTAATCTACAAGGCGCTGCTTATCATCTGCAGTTAATATAACCAAGCCGTCCGCTTTCTTTTGGAATTCATCCATACTTGGAAGCGGGCTGGTAATGGCCATAAAATCGCCAATCCCCAGAACCTTTTCTACTCTGCGGAAACGTTCATCATGGTTAGAGATGCGTTCATCATGGTTAGAGATGCGTTCATCATGGTTAGAGATGCGTTCACCGTGGTTTCTCTGGTTCTCGTTGAGTTTCGAAAATTTAGACATGGTTACTTTTCCTCTTGCTGGCTGTTTAGCTTTGGTTCGGAAGAACCGTGCAATAGAAAATACTGCAATCGTTCTGCGGTATTCAGTTTCTGATATTCAAGTTGCCGAGCATCATCGCTGCTAGTCCAACTCGCCCTTCTCCATTTATCGTAGAAAATTCCCTCGATCTTGCTTACTGGTATTTTTTTGACTGCCATCGGTTTGCCCTTCGCTGTTGTAAAAGACCCGGACACAGAACCTATTCCATATCCGGGCCAGTGTAAAGCGGGTTAAAATCAGCCGATTATGTAGTAGAGAAACATTATCACAATCGAAAGGATAGCTAGCCTGTAGACTAGCAGAAGCAGTTCGATCACGCTGCGATCAGTTCCTGCCAGTTGTTTGAGTTCAGAACATTGCTAACCTTCTCGGTGCGTCGTCGCTGTACGTTCCAAACCTTCGCACCTTCCCAGCCAGTCTTCAAAGTTACGATTTTACGCCTGCCCTTGTTATCAGTATCTTCACGCTCGAAAGTTTCGGTAGTGTGCGTGCTCCAATGGGTTAGGCAATTGTAGACCAACCACAAGTTCGGCCCTAGATCACTTAAATCTTCCCGGTATCTATAGATTAGATAATTAAGCAATCCCTTGTTGATACCCGGAACCGATTGATCTTCATCTGGCCTAGGTTTACGAGAACAAATCGTTCTGGAAAACAATTCTTTAGCTTTTTCTTCATCGCATGGTATCGAGCGCAACCTATCGAGTAGCTCAACATTGCTAGAAAACAAACCAAGCGTAGCGCCGATCTTGCCGATCACAGCATTGATATCTAGATTGGTGGTGTGTTTTTTCTTAGTGTGAAAGGTACGTTCACCACCAAATACCAGGGTGTTCCTGCACAAGGAACGATAAGCGCCAATAAACTGTTGAAACTTCCAAGACTGGTCTACCGAATTGAAAGTATCAGAACGCAAGCAAACGGCATCTTTACCACCAAAATTTTTGGTGTGTGCCAGAAAATGAATTGATCTTTGTACCTTAGCGCCAAACTCGTACACATGATCGACCACTTTTACATCATGCCAGTTAAGCTCATCCTGCGCTATGATCGCTTCGTTCTGTTGATGGAAATAGTCGGTGTGATTTACAAGCTGGTACATTTTGCCGAAACTGCCCATTTTAGCATCTTTTGGATTAGCTCCAGCGTTGATCGTAGCGCCTACTTTCAATCGGTGCACATCATCCGGGCCTAGAACGTCCAGGGGGATATCATCATCGCGGTGCCAATTACCTTCGAGGTCTTGCCAGCCAGTAGGCCGCTTCTCGAATTGGATATCGAAGGCGGACAAATCTTGGATATCGTTGTGTTCATGTATTTGTAAGTCTTGCACTGTTTTTCTCCTAGGTTATGAATGGCAATAGCCATCGGTTTCAATACCTAACCACATGCCTGACCAAAGTACAATCACACAATTATCGCAAGGCAATGGTTCAACCGTGTCTAGAAATTCCGGGTAGGTCATACCCTGGTCATGCATGTGCCATTTTCGACACAGGGCTTTTTCCTGTGCTGCAGTTAACTTCATTCTATAACCTTTCCATCTATAAAAAATTTACTACCTACAAGATCAACGCCTTGGCCCTTTGGCGTTAAACCTACCACAGAACCTTTAGGGTCTAGAAACCTGAGATCGTGAATATCCCCATCAACAACCGGATAACCCCAAAGTTTTTTAGGTAAACAATTCTTGAACGCAACCGCTACGTTTTTCCCGCTAGCTAGAACCTTCAGGCAGTTAGATTTGTTTCTACCTGAATAAGAATAGGTTAGATCATAGTTTTTCAGATCAACAATTTTGTTAAAGCGATTGTAGACTTTTGTATAGTCATAAAATATAGCTTCATTGTAAAGATCAACAAAGTGCTTAGCTAGAAACAAATCACTTGTACCGTCTAGGCGAATGCACGGTATAAGGTCTTCAGACTTGGAATATTTTATAGCTTTTAAAATATCTTGTCGTAAATCAGATAGAAAATTTTCCCGGTCAACAAAATACCGCTTTGTCTTATTAATTCTAGACCTCTGAACCTGCGGAAACTTACCAAAGCCAGAACCAAACAAACAATCTTCCCTACACTCAGGGCTAGAACCTGCACAAACGTTCCAACCTGATAAAGTATGCGGAGCTAGATATAAAATAAAGTTAAGGTAACCATATTCTATAGACTTTCTAGCTTTGGCGTTTTGGTAGCTTAATAATTTAGTGTACATTTTCACCTACAGAAGCATTTTCAGCATTAACAATATCTAAAAGTTTAGATAATGCACGATACCAACAATCTTTCGCCTCTTCACTTGTAGCATTAAAACAACGCTGTTGTAAATACAGAATAGCTTGTTCTTGTCCGGGTGTCATCTTCTATAGCCTCATGTGTGCAGCGATAAATTGATAGTATTCGATAACGTCAACGATAACCCAGCGCGTAGGCAAACGCAAGCCAAAATTTCCATAAGCTACCTTAGCAATTTTAGAAGATATTTCACCTAGTTCAAAAAGATCATATTTTTGCCAGACACAATATTTTCCATCTATTCTAAGTGAATACTCTGTATCCCTGTTATCCATTTTCTATATCCCGTATGCCCAGATTACTTAGGGAATTGATCAACAAACTATGATCCATCAACAAATTGATCAACAATTTCCTATCTACCTTAACAATTTTCGCATTCTTTCTAGCTTTATCAACAACTTTATACAGATCATCAAAGTTATCTACAGTGGTATTTAACGATATTCTATCAACCATAGTTTTAATGTAAAATATCTGACTTTTTTACATCTTCAAACATATCTTCTATCTTATCTATCCCAAATATTTTTTCAAGTTTTTCTTTCTGTTCTTCTGTTAACGAATTTCCAAATTCCGCCATCTTTTCCTCCATACTTGTTCTTAACTGACTAATAGATAC